GGCAGTTCTAGAGCTTTCGCTCCAAGAAATGTCGCCAACCAATGGCTGAACACCCAGTTTGGGTGGATGCCCTTCATCTCCGATTTACGCAAGTTTTATCGTGCGTACGTTACGCTAGATGAGCGACTTGCTCGTATTAAGCGTGACAATGGGAGATGGGTAAGGCGTCATGGCACCGTATCAGTCTCGAGTACAGCTGCTACAACAGTTCTGTCCAATACCTATACAGGTCATTGGCCAGCATTGCCATCGCCGCTGTACGAGAGCATCAGCAACACAGGCAGCCTGATGTTACACGATAGTTATTCGCGTAACGTCTGGTTCGAGGGCCTCTTCCGATACTGGATACCAGATATTGGTACCAGTCAATGGGAAAGACGGGCCGTCGCAGAGATCTTTGGCATAATGCCAAATCCATCTCTTGTCTGGGAGCTGACTCCTTGGAGCTGGCTAGTCGATTGGTACTCAAACGTTGGCGATGTTATTGCCAATATGAGTACCGGTTGGGCAGAGAACCTAGCCGCTCGCTACGCCTACGTGATGGGGACGACGACCTACCATCGTGATGTTGAATCCACGATTAGGTTAAAGAACGTCGGCACCCTTCACGGAACCTGGTCTTTTCCAGTTGTGTTTAAGACCAGAACAGGCGCAAGTCCCTTTGGTTTTGGCTTGTCTAGCGAAGATTTATCCGCTAGACAGTGGAGCATTTTGGCTGCATTAGGGATTACTCGCTCATCAGCGAGTTTTTCTTGAGCTGCCTTAGCTCCACCACTTGAGTGACCTAATTGCAGCGCCACGGGGAGTTCAGCACCCGTTGCGTGTGGTCATTCTCCAACAAGCTGAGAAGCTACTCGAAGGAGAGCAACCATGGCCTTTACCGACCCCCAATCAGTTACAATCGACGCTGTACCCCACTCTATGCCCCGTGTTGAAACGGGAACATCGAAAAGTCTCTACAGCGAAGCTACCGAAGCTCTCAAGATGACGATCAGTCATCAGGATAGCAAAGGTCGCACCAGACGCATGGTCCGATTGGACAAGCGTGTGGTCGCTGCAGACCCGTTGACAGCTGTCAACGTGTATCAGACTTTGGGTGTCTATCTTGTCATCGACGAGCCAGAATATGGCTTTACGATCGACAATATAGACGACGTCGTCCAGGGCTTCAAAACCTGGCTGTCGACTGCTAATGTCACGAAGGTGTGCGGTGGCGAGCACTAGCTCGTTACGCCTCTTTTCTTGACATTCGCTGGAGTAAAGGAGGAAGGAACTTCTCTATCCTTCTTCCTTTACTTTATCGACGTAACTGATAACCCCGTTATTCTATAATAACGGGCCGGTAGGGAACGTGGTTGGATACTAACCCACCAATAGGAGGGAAGTATGAAAAGCCACGCAAGCGCTCTTCTAGAGGTCGCAGTTGCCGTCATTACTGACGCGACTGCCAAGTGTACCGCTAACGAGTCAGCCGAGCGTGACGTCCAAACACTGACGTCACGTGTCAAACACGAGGGTTTATCTTTTTTGACGATAACCCTTCCTAGCTTCGGTGCGGACTTCGAAAGAAGTCTTTCCCTTGGCTATGTAGACCCAACACTTTTCCGGTCTTTCAAGAAAAGTGGACGAATCCCCTCATTTTTGAGAGGTATCGTCAGTCTTGTGTTTGATGCTGATACAGGGAGGATCCATGAAGAACCCTCAGTCGAAGCCGTCTCGGGTGTTAGACAAATCGTCTACACATTCAAGAAGGTCAAACTGGCCTGCAACCCATCAAGAGTTGCTAGGACTTTTCAAGGGTTTAAGTGCGATGAGCAAGACCTTGACGTCGCCTTGGCACCAGAAGACATTGATGCTTATATGCATCTATGTGATTGTGTCTGGGGAGGGCTCTCTAGTACTCGAATTAATTCGATTACTGATTGCATTCCGCGACACGGTCCTGGCGCTACTGCAGAGGGTATAACGGGAAACCGTAAATACCGTATTTGCAGATGGCATGATAGACTCGAGCCGTACTTCCCTCTTGACGCGTATGCATTCGCAAGCGTGAATGCTATGAACAAAGAGGGGCTCGAAAGTGTGTCTATCATAGCGGAACAGGATGAACAACCTGTAAAGGTTATCACTGTTCCAAAGACGCTCAAGAGCCCACGCATAATAGCGATCGAGCCTGTATGTATGCAATATACACAACAGGCTCTTAGTCGGGAACTTGTTAAAGTTCTCGAAAGCTGGAGGTTAACGCAAGGGCACGTGAATTTCACGGACCAAAGCATTAACCGTAAGCTTGCTATTATGGCTTCGCAGACACGTCAATATGCTACACTTGACATGTCTTCGGCAAGCGACAGAGTACCTTTGTCGCTTGCGACACACATGTTCGACAGCGTCCCCGATTTCCGGGATGCTGTTCTAGCATGTAGGTCGAAGCGGGCCAAACTTCCAACGGGAGAGATACTCGACCTGCGTAAGTTTGCCTCGATGGGTTCTGCTCTCTGCTTTCCGGTAGAGTCCATGTATTTCTATACTTTATGTATAGGGGCTCTACTGAGAAGGCGGAACCTTCCTGTGACTTCCCGAAACGCCTATAAGGTGTCTAGGGACGTCTACATCTATGGTGACGACATAGTCGTACCCACAGATGATGCGGAATATGTTGCCGGTTACCTGCAGAAATACTACTGCAAGGTAAACATGCAGAAGTCCTTCTGGAGCGGAAGCTTCAGGGAGTCTTGCGGCATGGATGCATTTCTTGGTGAGTGCGTTAC